ACTGATACCGCTTCTGGTAAGGGTATGGATGCCCTTCGGGATAAGGGTGCTGAAGAACGGACATACGCTAGAATTCCTAAAGTAGACCTTAAAAAAGTTATAGTCGATAACAAGAAGCTACTAGAAGAATTTACATCACACTATAATGATCAAAAATCTACCGATGCTCTTTATTGGAATAAGACTCGTGAGGAAGTTGAAGCTCTCAAGAATGATTCCAAGAAGACTGTTGCTTACATGGTCAAAGAATTTGAGATGAAGAAGGCTGCTGATCAGTATGCTCGGGCGGCCACTTCTAAAACTGGTTCTTTGGATATGAGTAAAATTCACACTTACAAATATAATGATGATTTGTTTAAGAAGGTTACTACTCTGCCTGGTGCGACTAATCACGGTATGGTTATGGTTCTGGATTGGTCTGGTTCGATGGCTGACAATCTCCTTGGCACTTTGTCACAGATGTATAATCTGATTTGGTTCTGTCGCCGGACAAAGATTCCCTTCGAAGTTTTTGCGTTCTCTGACATGTATGGGAATGAAGGCCGCTATCACTGTGCCACCAACAGGACGGTGAATGAATTTAAGTCTGGTGATCTTGTTCTCAGCAAGTTTAATCTTCTAAATTTCTTCTCTAGTAATATGACTCTTGTTGAAGAAATGGATATGATGCACATTCTTTGGATGTATGCTTCACGGTACACTGGGTATCGGGATTGGAGCGAACTAGGATATCCCTATCCTGAGCCTGTTAATATCAAGCTTGGTGGAACTCCTCTGAATGAGGCAATCATTACAATGATGGATTTGGTTCCTAAGTTTAAGAATGATACTGGTGTTCAGAAAGTTAATACAATCTTTTTGACTGATGGTTGCAGCAGCCGTATTGATGGTGTCTTTGATTATCAGTTCAATAGCCACACTAATGAACACAGCGAACGCATTATTTCTTTGCCTGGTCAGTCAAGCTTTCACGGTGGTCGTAAAACAAATAAAATTATTATCACTGACCCTGTAACCAATAAGGATTATGAAGTTACCGATATAACTAATGATTTGCTTCGGATACTGAAAAATCGGGTAGCCGAAATGAATATCGTTGGGTTCTTTATCGCTGGTTCTGGTAAGTCCGGCCGTGTTGATAAAAAAGTTCTTTACAGTGCTATGGGTTATAATTACGAAAATCATGACCCTGACGATCTAGTAGAAAAGATCAAGTTTCTAAATAAGAATAAATATCTTGCACTCACCCAGCTGGGATATGATGAGTATTATATTCTGCCCGGTGGCAATGCACTCAAGACTGAGAATGATACTCTTGATGATGAATTGATTGGTGCTGGTAAAGCCAAACTGAAAGCTGCTTTTGGTAAGATGTCAAAAGGTAAAGTTGCTAGTCGGCAACTTCTAAATAAATTTGTCGCGCTCGTGGCGTAGTGTGGTATTTTTACCACACTTCCAAAAAAATGATTTTATGGGTCATTTTTTGATTGACAAGCCCCGTTTAGTATGTTAGCCTGTGTATATGATGAGAAATGAAGGAAAGATTGTTATGAAACTTACTCCTCGCAAAAAGTTATTTGTGGATACCGCTACTGAGATGTTTGGCGATGGTTGTGTCTTGACAAAGGCCCAGACCAAAGAAGCTGCTCTCAAGGCGAATGTTCCGTATCCTACTTGGTTCCGAAAGAATTACTCTGTGGGTTACAATGCATACAAATTGCCTTCAGAAAAAAGTTCTGCGGTTGCTCCAGTGATTGCTGCGGTTGAGAATGCTGAACCTGTTTTTGTAAATCTGGTTGCATCAAATATGGAAAAGCAAAATCTAGTTCCTGCTGCATTTGATGGTTTCGTTGCTTGGGGCAACTTCTCGAAAATTGAGAAAGTTGTCAAGTCTGGTTTGTTCTATCCCATCTTTGTCACTGGTCTTTCCGGCAACGGTAAGACTCTGATGATCGAACAGGTTCACGCCAAAATGAATAAGGAGCTCATTCGGGTTAACATCACCATCGAAACTGATGAAGATGATTTGCTCGGTGGATTTCGATTGGTATCTGGTGAAACCAAGTTCGTTCCCGGCCCTGTCATCGAAGCGATGGAGCGGGGTTGCACGTTGCTCCTTGATGAGTGTGATCTAGGTTCTAACAAGCTACTCGCCTTACAGCCTGTCCTAGAGGGTAAGGGCGTCTTCTTAAAGAAGATTAACAAGTGGATCACTCCTAAAGATGGGTTCAATGTGATGGCGACTGCCAACACTAAAGGCAAGGGTTCTGAGGATGGTCGCTTCATTGGAACTAACATTCTGAACGAAGCGTTCCTAGAACGGTTTGCAATCACGATGGAGCAGCCCTATGCGACTGCTGCGACTGAGAAGAAGATCGTAGTTAATTCCATGAAGAAGTATGGTGAGGTTGATGATGATTTTGCCAATAACCTGATCACATGGGCTGAAGTTATCCGTAAAACCTTCTACGATGGTGGTGTTGATGAAGTCATCTCTACTCGCCGGTTGGATCACATTGTAAAGGCCTACGCCATCTTTGGTAATAAGATGGAGGCCATTGAATTGTGTGTCGCTCGGTTTGATGATGATACCAAGGAATCGTTCCTTGATCTCTACACCAAGATTGATGCTGGTATTGTGAAAAGTGAAGACGGCATCGGCGACCCTGATACTTGCACCGAGGAAGAATTAGCTAATGATGCGTTCTAAAAAAAGTTTATATATAGTGGTTGAAATTAGAAACAAACTCACTATATATAATAAGGAGTTTCCGGTAATTCTCCGAGTCTGAGCGAGGTTGGTTCTCACTCTACGTTAAACAAAATTACTAATGAGTTTTGGTAGTTTCTCTAAATAACCAAAAAAAACTACCACTTAACGCATCGCCATTATGGGATGCATAACATAGTCTTGCTTTTAGTAAAGGAGATAAAAAAATGGTTACTACCAGAGCATTAAGTCTATTCGATAATTTTAATCAACTTACACCCTATGCTGTTGGGTTTGATCGACTCTTCGATCAGCTCAATACTTACGTTGCAAACAATGCAACGTCTTCAGGGTTCCCGCCATATAACATCCGTAAAGGGGGTGACTATAACTACACCATTGAAATGGCCCTGGCGGGATTTTCGAAAGATGATATTGAAATCGAAGTAGCAGAAGGCTTACTTACGGTTCGTTCAGTTAAAGAGAACGATGAAAATGATTCCAACATTTATCGCGGAATTTCATATCGTAAGTTCAATCGTAAATTCACTCTTGCAGATGACATTGTAGTGAATGATGCTTCTCTCGAAAATGGTATGCTCAATATTGACCTTGAGCGTATTGTTCCAGAAGAGAAGAAGCCTCGCCTAATTCCGGTGAAGTAAGATGGTAAAAATTACTATCACGGCTTGTATCATAATTCCTCCCTGACCCTTTGGGGTCATAGTGGAATAAAAAAATAGAAAGGGGGGTTGACTTTGACTCCCCTTTCCTATATTATAAAATATATAATTAAGTGAAGGAGTAATAATGAAGATATTTGAATTTGATAGTCCAGAGGATATGAAGGACGGCGCTGTTGCGAGACAGGTTGATCTTGATGGAAACCCTGTAGTGGAAAGTGAAGATCAACGTCAGGCAAGAGTTGCTCAAGAGAGTGTTGCTGCACTAGCAGAGTCAGAAAAGTCAGACGATGAAAAGTTTGAAGAAGATAATCATGGATTAAAATTTGCAATTCGGCCTATTAAAAACTTCGCAATCGGCCGCATTGAATTTCCACTTGAAATTGTTGATGAAATTAATCAACATATTGATGAAGACATCATTCCAAAAAACGAGAGTTATGCTAATGGTCTTGTTGGCCAACTCAAAAATGATAAGAGCTCTGCCCAATTAGATTTTCCTCTTGACAATGAGGTTGGCAAGCAATTAGAAACTGTATTTAATCAGATCGGCACTACATATCTTAAACAAGGATATGATAGAGATTCAAAGGCTGAAGTTTTTCAGTGTTGGGCAAATCGTGCTTATGCTGGAGATTATAATCCTTATCATGATCATGGTTGTCAATCTATGGCTGGTCTGTCTGGTTTTCTTTGGTTGAAAGTTCCCAATTGTATTGAGGTACTTGATGACGTTCCTACTTCATTACACGGTGCTAATGGTGCTATTGATGGGTTTACTCATTTAATTTGGGGCCAAAATAGTCGCAGAGATATTTTACAGTTACATGCTCAAACTGAGGATTACGTTAAACCTATTGTTGGTGTAATGTTGGTATTTCCTAATTGGTTGAAACATCAGGTACTACCTTTCTTTGGTGATGGTGAACGACGTTCTATTGCTATGAATTGGAATGTTCGTGATTCAGATCAGGAACTTATGAAACATCTATCTGTTCGTGAGAAAGAAAATTATGCAAAAGCTAAGAATGCTGAAGAGGAAGCTTCTTCTTGATTGATTACAAATATAACGAAGATAAAACCCTAGAGGAATTATCAAAGTATATTGACTCCACCTATGATGAACACTATAGCAAGAACAAGTTTCAAGCTACAGAGTTTATTATAGATGGTGGTCATGGTGAAGGTTTCTGTATCGGGAACATATTAAAGTATGCACAACGGTATGGAAAAAAGAATGGCAAGGACAGAAGGGACTTGCTAAAAGTGATACATTATGGTATCATAGCACTTTATATTAATGAAATGGAGAAAAGTGAATGAATTTTAGTAATGAAACGGTGTCTGTGTTGAAGAATTTTGCAACAATCAATCAGAACCTTGTGATTAAACCAGGCAGTAGTATCTCTACAATGTCTGCAATGAAAAATATAGTTGCATCGGCTGAAGTGAAAGAAGTATTTCCAACAGAATTTGCAATATATGATTTGAATGAATTCCTCGCCGCCCTATCACTTTTTGAAAAACCAAGTTTGGATTTCAAGGATGATTTTGTTATAATGACAGAAAATAATACGGCTTTGAAATATTGGTATTCTGATCCATCTGTCGTCACAACACCAACCAAAGAAATTACAATGCCAGAGTGTGAGGTTAATTTTTCTTTTGCAAATGATTTGTTGTCAAAGGTACAAAAGGCCGCAGCTGTTATTGGTGTTCCAGATATGGTACTTGAAGGAATGGATAGTGGTGTTGCTTTATTGAAAGTTACTGATAAGAAAAATGCAACGGCAAATGATTATGCGGTTAAGATTGATGTTAATAATCAAGATGGAAAAAATCTTCCGTATAAATTTTGGTTCAAGGTTGAAAATTTAAAACTTTTGTCTGGCACATATGATGTGGGAATTTCTTCTAAAAATATTAGTCATTTTGTAAATGCAAATGTAGATATTCAATATTGGATTGCTCTGGAACCAGAGTCCAAGTATGATGCTTGATATAAGGAATTTATATAATGGAAACTTTTTTGTGGGTAGAGTTGTATCGCCCCAAGGATATCGAATCATGTGTACTTCCTAATAATCTGAAAAGTACATTAACTGATTTTGTTAATGAAGGTAATTTACCAAATTTAATTCTATCAGGAACTTCAGGCGTAGGTAAAACTACTGCTGCAAAAGCCATGTTAGATGAGTTGGGTTCAACTTATATGATGATTAATGGTTCGGAAGAATCTGGCATTGATGTTCTACGAACCAAAATTAAAAACTTTGCATCCACTGTGTCACTTCATGGTGGGCGTAAGTATATTATTTTGGATGAAGCAGACTATCTAAATCCACAGTCAACTCAGCCAGCCTTGCGTGGGTTCATGGAAGAGTTTCACAAGAACTGTGGCTTCATTCTTACATGCAATTATAAAAATCGGTTGATACCGCCATTACATTCTCGTTGTAGTGTGATTGATTTCTCTATTCCTAATTCAGAGAAACCAAAACTTGCTAAAGAATTTATGGACAGAGTTGTAACAATCCTAAAAGATCAGAATATTGAACATGACAAAAGAGTTGTTGCAGAGGTAATCAATAAATACTTTCCAGACTGGCGTAGAGTATTAAATGAGCTTCAAAGGTATTCTGTATCAGGTGCTATTGATGCAGGCATACTTGTAGATATTGCCGAAGTAAATATCAAAGAGTTAATGCATTCTATGAAAAATAAGGAATTTACTAATGTTCGTAAATGGGTTGTCAATAATCTTGATAATGATCCTGTACGCTTGTTTCGCCGTATTTATGATAATCTTTATGAGTTTGTGGATGGTAGTTCTATTCCCCATGTGGTTGTTGTTTTGGGGGAGTATCAATATAAAGCGGCGTTTGTTGCAGACCAAGAAATAAATTTGATGGCTTGTTTTACAGAGATTATGGCAAGGGCAAAGTTTAAATGATTGATGTATATGATGATGTTTTAGAAGAACATAATGCTATATTGATTGATGATGAAGTTAAAAATATAGCATGGGTATATAATTATCATTCTAATAGACCTAAACCTAATAAACACTGGCATGTTTTGTGTGGGCATAATGAAGAAGAGTGTGGTAAATCAGGATATATTTGGGCCCATGATTTGTTTCAAGCATTTACTAATAAGTTTGATTTCGTAAGCAAATATAAGATAGATGGGTATGAAAGAATTTATTGTAATGCTCATACGCATGGTATCGAACCCCACATACATAAAGATGATGGTGACTTTACCATGATTTATTATCCCCGAATGGATTGGGAAACAGAGTGGGGCGGTGGCACGGCAATATTTGAAGAAGAAACAAATGACAGAAGTAGTCCTCTTTATGCAGCTGAATTTAAAAATATCCAAATGGATAAGCATGTCAATTACAGAGGAAACAGATTAATAGTTTTTGATGCACATCTTTCGCATCAGGCCCAACCTGTATCACGGCAATGTTATGAGTTGAGAACTTGTGTAGTTTTTAAATGTAATATTTCTGGCAACAATCGGGAACGGTTGGATTTTTATAAAGAGAATAAAAGTGACTGATACTAAGTTACTTAATATTGAGAGTATGCCACAAATAAAGTTGGGGTTTACTCAAATGGCTCAGGATGATGTAAATCATATTAACAAATATATTGATGATAATGTAGATAGATTGCCAGATTTGTCATCGTCATTGGTTGGTCAAATAAAACAGAATGAAAAATCAGCACAACCAGAATTTGATTTAAATGATCCAGTTCCTAAAAAGTTAGGTGACTTTTTTATCATGTGTGCAAAAGAGTATGCAGCTGCACATCCATTATCTGCCGGAGTGCTTGAAAACATTGGACCTAAAGAAGATTATGAAATTAGAAAAATGTGGTCTGTACATAGCTATGCTGGAGACTATAATCCTATGCACGAGCATGGAACCGCAAGTGGAAGAGGCGTATCCATGATTGTATTTCTTAAAGTACCTCCACAAATAGCTGAACTGGAGGAAAAGTTTTTAAATCCTAATGAGAGCAATCATGGTAATTTGCAACATGGAAACTCTGGTGCAACGGATGGTGTCACTCAATTTATTTGGGATATGAATAGTATGTACGATGCTCCCAGATTTCAACATCCATCATACGCACATGTATATCCACAAGTAGGAAAGGTTTGTGTATTTCCTATTTGGCTGCACCATCAGGTATCTCCGTTTTTTGGAAAAGGTGAACGCCGCACAATGTCTGTTAATATAGATATTATTAATCATGCTTGAACTAAAAGTTAAAAACGGAACGTATAAAGAGGATAATCTAATAACTTTATTGTGGGTTATATTTTGTCATAGATTTCACCATTGGAGAAAGGGTGAAGGCTTTGTTGACTAATGTATGAACTAAAAGACTATCTAAATGCTATAAATTATACAAAAGAACCCCTTTTGGATAGCGAAGATGAGCAATGGGAAAAGAAGTATTATCCCTTTATTGTGAAC